ATTGCGGAAATCATCACCGACACCAGCACCATCCGCAGCACTCTGTAAATCTTCCGTTACCGATTTATACACCTGACTTTTTGCACCTTTGAGAAGACCTTGATCTTCTATCCCAGCACCGAAACTGCTTCTCCAATTTCGCAGTGATTGCGCAAATACATTACCCGCACCATCGGATACGTCGTCCAGTGCTTTTAACTGTTTCTCAAGTGCAGTTTTTGTATCACCTGTTGCATATTTTAATTGCTCAGAAAACGTGTTACGAACATTTGCAATGCTAATCGGTGTATCCTGACCAATGGTACCCATTAATGCATCTTCGCGCTTACCGAAATCATCTTTCATGCGACCAAGACCTTGCTTGGATATATCGTAAATCTGTTCACCAAGCATCATGTCATCAGCTTTTGAAACAGCCCCTGTGGGACGGACTTTCGTAGCTGCAGTTTTAATTACATTACCAAACTCATCAATCTGTCCTGTTTGCACATTTTTGGCAACTGAACCGAAAAACGGAAGAATGGCAGCAGCATTTTCAAGTGTGGACGCAGTCTGATTACCAGTTAAACCAACTGAAGGTCTGATACCAAGACGATCCATTGAATCAACAGTTGTCTGACCACCTTCACGAGAAATTAGTTTTTTACCCCCAGCACCGACCATATCAGTTACACCAGAAGGTGTCATGCCACCAACCATTTCGAGAGCGAAACGACCAACCGGATTTTGAATATCGTTCCGATCAGCAATGTAACGACCACCTGCTGAACCAGCAGATGACGTGATTTCACCAGCAACTGTTGCAAGAGGTGCTTCCATGAGTGGTTTACCCATGTACCGTCCCACTAGGCCGGCTAGACCTTTACCACCACTCGCCAGCGCGCCTGCACCCATTGTCGCAACACCTGTACCTGTGTCTTGTGCTATTTGTCGTGATATTGGATATTCAGGATTTGGATTTTTAATACCACCAACACGATTACCTAAATAACTGTCACTTGCGACAAGGTCGATTAATGGGTCTTTACCCATACCAGCAAACATTTTGGTGACAGGACCAGCATCAGGGTCTGTACCCATTTCATCAAGCGTGCGTACACCCTGATCACCTGGTAATAAGTTAGCAAGCTGCGGTACACGGTTAACCATGTTGTACGGTGTTTCCATGACTTGTGTCATGCCGTTTGCTGCACCACCTAGTACGTTTGCAATGAAAGGTAGGGCACCTGTATTGTCTTCACGCTGTTGACGAGCAGCTAAACGATCATCAATCGACTTCGGCTGTTGAACATTCGTAGATTGGTTCAGTCCTTGGTTTGCACGACGCATGAGAGGGTGAAGATCATCCATTATTGGCCTCCGCGCATTTGATTAACACGCTGTACGAGCGCATCTTCAATCACCTTAGGAGGTTGACCTTTAAACGCAGGATACTTATCAAAAGCATCCCACATTTGTGTCAATTCTTCAGGTGATTGCGCATTCTGAATATCACCCAAAGTTGGTAATCCAGATCGCGGTGCACCAGCGTCAAACGGGATCATTTGATTTGTACCGGGTACTTGCTTACCACGTCCATGGACGATGTCGTTGACAAGGTCTTGATGCATCGCTAGACGGTAAGCAAGTTCTTGCGGGTTCATAGTTTGACGAATAGCGAGTTGTGAATCGGCAACAGCTTGACGTTCACCATCTGATAAATTACCGAAGAAGCCACCCGTTTTACTTTCCTCTTTCAATCGTGCAATTTCATCCAGTGCTGCTGTATTAGTAATTTTACTTAAGTCAGCTTCAAGGTTCGATGCTGTTGTTTGACCACCAACAAAAGGAATATCTTTCATGTAGGAACCAAGACCGGCACCACCGTTAGCGATATTATACATAGCTGAAGAAATTGTATCATTGAGTGAATCGTTTTTCTTAATTTGACTAAAATTCTTATCATTCTCATTTGTTAACACATCACCTGTTTTTGGTAAAGTTGTGATGCGCGTACCATCAGGTAACATAGTCACCTGTGATGATAGACCTTGAACAACAGGTGGTTCAAAAGCGGGTGATTGACTGATAACAGGTGCTGTCGCAGATTGGTTAGCCAACAATGCGGGGTCTTCGGGGTCAATCGTCCCATCGAAAAGACCAGCAGCTGTTCGCTCATCTAGTTGAGTGAAATTAGCACCATCCATTGTCATGTCAACTGCGCCTGGTTTTGGTGCACTCGTGTTCGGTAAGGAAGGCATCTGTGCGCCACCGACTGGTGGTTGTTCACCTAAAATATCACCAAGGATATCAGCAAACCCACGAGGTTGCGGTGACATCTGAGGTGTCATAGTAGGCTGTTGAGGTACACTTGGTCGCACTTGGGACGGGAAAGCGGGTGATTCAATTACTTGACCAGTATCCTTATTATAATTTCGGTCAGGACCAAGACCCATCCCGTACTCTGTGACGATACCGCCTGTCACAGGGTCAGCATAAGCTTTGGTGGCACCAAGATCAAGTTGTTGCAAAGGATTTTGCCTACGATTATAAATATCAGCTTCATCACGAGGGAGATATTTACCATACATATCTTCTATTGCGGATGCAGGTGCACCTTCAACCATCCATGGTTGATCGAGCTGACGCTGACCCATTTCATTATCAATACGAAGCTTATCAATTTCGTAAGGTGATTTTTGCTCTAAGTCGTTGAGCTGTGCCTGCTGAAGCTGTGCTTTTATCCTGTCAGCAGCAGTCGGCTGCGACATATAATGCTTGTATATGGCACCAACTACTTGATTGCCTACGTCACCCCATGGATTTGTGCTGTTATCGCGTGGCATATCAGTAAAGTCTTCCTGGGATAGATTTGATTTTTGAGAATAAGCCGCTACCAACATCAACAACAGGAGCACCAGGACCCATCCCAGTAAACGCGCCTTCTTTGAGTTTGTCACCAAATGATGTCACCCCACTTCCAGCACCGTATGCACCAAGAGCCATCCCGCCTGTTTTTAACAGTATAGGAATGATACTACCTTTTTTCTGTGAATTGGTTGCTGCAGCCTGCATCTCACCGGGCAGTAGTCTTGCGCGACCACCAGCCTTATCCTGAATGCCACCAAACAATCTTGAGAATGCACTACCGTCTAAACCCTGATTGAACAATGCACCTTGATACCCTTCAAGCTCGGACAAATTACCCACATCTCTGTTGGTTTCACTATCGACTTTTTCATTCGCTGCCTGTTGAGCCAAAACAACATTTTTCGGCGCGCTTGACGGCATACCTACATTATAATCAGGTTGTGTCCGAATAGTATTGAATGCCTGCTGCATTTTGTCCGACTGAATTTGTTTCTGGCTGTCAAAATTCTCACGACCTTGAGATTGTACATTACGACCAAATGCGGCACCACTCTCATCAGCAAAGCGAGCCTGATCTACCCTGTTCTGTGTCAGCACGCCTTCCTTAGCAGATTGCGCGCGCTTGGCGTTCTTATCCTTTTCTCTTGTCTCCATGTACGTGCCAGCGGCTGACATTGCTAATGCGGTTGCTGTTACGGGATCACACATTGTCGTTCACCATCTCAAAACGATGAAAATTAGCACCGTTGATCCCTATTGGTTGCGCATCCCGAACTTTGAAGCCGAGCCACTCCAACCATTTTATTGATTTCTTGTTTTCTGCATAAACATAATTGAAAACCATTTTATAATCTTTGATCAGTTCCTCAAAAACAGAACTGCATGCTGCGGCAAAAACCATGTGGTGGTCGTCAAAATACTTCGTCCCAAGCAGCCATATCGCACCTGTGCGGTCGAGTTCTTCAATGGGATTAACACCAAAGATACACATGACTTTACCGTTTTTCTCCCAAACCCATGCATTCTCGTCAAGGTTCGGCGTACTGTCGAGTGCTTCGCGCGCGGTCATGCCGCCCATAGCATTAATCTCAGCAGTATCCTCATCCCTGATGTTTTCAACCAGAAAATCAATATCTCGCGCTGTGGGACGGCGAATGATCTGATCAGTCAATGACACGAGTGCTACCTCCGCCTGATTTACTGCTGAAATTCCGAACACCAGTGCCTTGCGATAAGACCTGCGCATTCCTGATAGCTGCATTATTACCTAAATTCGAGAAGAAATCACCGAATACATTTGCCAGTGGTGAAGAAGGTGCTGTCGGTTGCACGTATTGTGCAGCAGATGCCGCAGCAGCCCCTGCGCTGGCAGGATCAGCAGACGCTCTGTTATCAGCGTAAAGCTGTGACTTTTTACCGTCAATGGTTGACCTGAGTTTGTTGGTTGCTTCAAGCGCATTATTTGTGACAGCCAGCTTCTGTCTGTCATAGAATTTTTTCAATTCTGCCTGCTGGTCAATTCCGACCTTGGCGTTTAAATTACCAGTCTGAGCCAATTGCAGGATAAGACGCTTATTCGCATCAGTGAATTGATCATTGAGTTGCGGATCGTAATAATCTGTGTTTTTTTTCTGATAATCATTATAGAAATTATCATTGTAATTGGCGAACTGCTGATCAATCGCAGATTGACCTTGAGCAATTCGCGCCTGACGATCGGCTTCTTGTTGCCTTGCAATTTCTGCTGAGTTATCGCGTGGTGGTTTACTCATACACATGTGATTTATCCGATGTCAAAAGTTCCGTCATAATGCATGGCGAGTGCTGACATCGTGGCCAAACCTGCTTCTGCACAGGTCAATGTGAGAGCAAACAGCGGAGTAATACCTTGGGCACCAAATCGTTGTTCACCGTATGTAACACCTGTTGCTATACCCAGATCGACTTCAACCTGGTCATTATTTGGGTCAGGCAACATAGTTACACTCCAACTATTTATACCAACAATATCAAAACCAAGCAATGACTTTTTACCGGCGGGATCACCTGCGGAAAAATAAGGCAATTCAATCGTGCATATATCTTCATTTTTTGCAGGAAAAGTGTTATTATCAAGCCCACCATATAAATAAAGAAAATCAGTGCCGTTTTCTGTGCCACGCACATAAACACGATTGCCTACTTTGGCGAAATTTTTGATTTCAAAATCGACTTCATAATATGACCATGCTGATATTTTTGCATTTGGAAAATATGACAGAACATAAATACGATTTCCTATCCCAACCCAGAACCGACCGTCAATAGGTTCGACTATACCTGTCGCACTGCTGACTTGTTCCTGCGTCAAAGTAACCATGTATTCTTGAATATGCGTGTCAATAGGTGTGCCGACATCACTCACATATGCGGCGTTTGACGAATCACGTGCTTTGATTGATCTGATACCCGATGACGACAAATAGAAAACATCATTTGATCCGTACGAAACGACAGAGCGTGGCGCAATCGTGCCCGTATTCTGTAATGTCTGAATAAAGACGTTTGCAGAACTATCCTCACTGACCGACCATATACGGATGTTATTTTCTGAAAAGATCACCATCAAACCTTGGTATTCTTCAGCAACGGTCAATGTTTCCTGACCTGCTGTTTGACTTGCCATATTGATAAAACCATAGTCGATACCCGAAATCCACTGTGTCGGCGCATTCAATGCAGAAAAATATAGATTAGAACTTGCTGTCGAATACAACTTCTTTTTAAACGTCAGAACAGATGTACCTGTACCCGACGCACCACCAGTAACCGTATAGATTTCAGTGCCGTTTATGGTTATTGTGAACTGATCAGCCGGCTCAAATGTACCACCAATCGTCGCCGTATTGACTTGTGCGACAGCAGTCACGGCTGTGACACCGCCTGCCATGTTGACAATGCTGCCTGCGGTGGCGTCACCTGTGACATTCGGCACCACAGTAAAACCGTTCGGTGTAGCACCCGTCCCAGTGAGAGCCGAGATTGTCACAACAGCACCAACAGACGTTGCTGAGTAATTCGGTGCCGATACAAAAGTGTTGATTTGCGTAACTATTGCGCTCGCAGTTGTCGAGTTATTACCTGTGTGATTGACCGCGGCGCCAAGAACATCGACACCGTTTACAGTTATCGTGCTGAAAGTGTTCACGCCTGGGTTTGATGTACCACCTGTAACCGTGAACGAACCCTTTGATAAAACTTCAGTGACACCGACGACATTCGCTTGTGTTTGAACCAACGTGATCGTTTGATCGGGATTTGAACCATTATTGATTGTGCTTTGTGAAATAGTGAAAGGTGTACCTGCCACAGAAGACGTAATTGTAATCGTAGCACCCGCGCTGGATGCGCTGACTGCACCTGATTTATCAACTGCGCTCGTCAACGCTGCAGCAATAGCGTTATTAGAACCAATGCTTGACGCCAGCGTATCCCAGTCCGTTACACGATTAGCACCATAGTAATGATAAATGTTACCGTCCACAAATTCTACTATTGAATACAGAGTACCATCGAAACCTTCACCGTCTAGCGACTTACGGATGGCCGTTGCAGGCGTCGGATGCTGTGTCAGTAGGTGCGTGACACCAGGCGGGACGTTACCTGCCTGCGCTGCGCTATAACCCGTTGTATAGAGTGTTTCGTTGATTGCATAAAGGCCTGCCGTGGTCGATGGAAATGACCCTGACTGCTTAACGAATTTCTTTCTGCGGTCAATATCACCACCGCGTGATAGATGCCCGTTTTTGATTGTCCAGGCTGTGCCAAGTTCACCCACAACACGCTGCTTGCGCTTGCGATCCATTCCTTGTCTGACATCTTGAACCTGAATATAAGGCATTATTATCTCACGACGACAACGGTTTTACCGCTATAAATGTTCCTGTTTTTACGCCCCAGACCGACCTGAATGGTCTTGGATGCACTTTGTGAATTGGCACGGAGTCTTAGTAATCGCGCATTAGCCATATCAAGTTTGTTTTTGGCGTCTGGTGATTTTTGCTTGGCAAGAATTTCAGCAGCCGCAAAAAGCACAATAAGACGATCATCAAGATCAGCGCGATCACTGTCGCTCACCATGTCGGAAAGTTTCTTTGTACCGAAAAAATGAATAGACCCGTCATCGTTCGGGATAGGCCATATTTCAAGCTGCTCGACCGTACCTGTATTGCGTACGTCCCACTTCAGGGCAGGCGATGATCTTTCGTCAATGTTACTGTCATAAATCGAGAAATCATCAAACGTGATACCACGCTCAAGATCAACATAAACATTGTTGTATTTGAATTTTACCACATTCATACGGTCGTAGTTTAAATCTGTCGGAAAATCGTAATAACGCAGGCCTGCCTGAAGTGTAACAGAACGCTGAATGTTCAGGAAAGGCCAGTCGTATTCGTCATACAGTAATTCCTGCATGCGACGAAGCTGTTCTTTCAGATTGTCGAGTTCGCTCGTGCCAACAGCTACAGCCTGGTTCCTGCCAGTTTCAGCCCTAAGTTGGGCGATTAATTCCTGTAGCTGTTTTCCACGAGCCATTGATTACTCCGCAAGATTGTCTAAATTTACTTCACTTATTGGTACACGCTTATCAACTCTTTGTTCTTCGACTGTAGTCAAAGGATCAGGTTTAGAGCTTTTTTCTTTTTTTGTAACATTTCTTGCAACAGCCACAACATCATCTTCATCGATAATATCGTGCATTTCAAGTAAATCATCAGGGAGTTTTGTCGGAAGTTGACCGAGCGCGCCGAAAATCTTATCAATAGATTGGTCACGCTTTGTGAGAGCCTGATCGTATTTACCTTTTAAATTGGTTTTGAAATCACGCATGTTTACAACGCGTTCTTCTTTGACCAATTTCAAATCAGAGATCGCATCGACACCGTGAATGTATTGCATAATAAGAACTTCAGGTGCTGAAAAAACATCTCGCACTTCGTTCATAGGGCTACCGGATAGTCTGAGTTTTACGGAATAGAACTGCATTTGCTTTGCCTTTCGCAGTGTGGGTTAAAAGAGGATGGTGCGGCGAACACCATCCTCCAGAGAGTAATTTTAGCCAGCGAACTGAGGTACACCCAGATACGTAGGATCAGCCGTCACGATTATTAAATCGAAAGCAACTGAACCATTGCAAACCGTAGTAGGATCATACGTCCCACGAACGTCACCTGTTGTGGCAGTTGCAGTCGAGGAGACCCCGGCCACAAATCTTCCATTTGTAGGTTCGATTTCGAGAGCGAAGTACAGATCAGCCGAAGCGTTGAACGCCGCAGAAGGTATGATTTCGATACGATCACCAACAGCAACTGCTGTTGTGGAGTTACCCAACGTAGGTGTATCGCTATCAACTTCACCTTCAACAGCACCGTCTGCAATTACAACGGATAGGCCAGCAACAGCTACAGTGTTTACTTCTGCTGTAATTGTACCACCTGTCGTAATAGTACCGGCAGATATTGTCTGTAGGCGTGTGATGTTGCCAGCAACAGGTGACACGATGTTGAACGGTGTACCCGCATCAACAGCAGCCTCAAGAATTGTACCTGTGAGATACACCCTGTTGCCCCGGCTGACAATAGCTAGACCATCCTGTAGTTCCTGTCTGATCTGACCTGAATCACCCACAAAGAAAGGTAAACCAAGTACATCGGCAGTACCAACGGTCAACGCTGTAATGTTAGCTGACGTGCTAATGCTTGTAACAGTTTTGAACGCTTTTTTACCTGTAAACGATGTGCCTGAAGCAGAGCTTTCAACCAATACCTTACCGTATTCATCAGTGCCTGTAACAGTCAAGACAGCAGTGCCTGTCCATGCTGCAACCACGTTACGAGGTACATCAGCCGTCCCACGCAGGGCAGCAGCGGCAATAGCAGCAGCAGCCGTTGTGTTGACCGAAAATACACCCGCGGTCGTCAAATCCTGTGACACAACATAACCGTCTGCGTCAGCAGCATCTGGGGCACCAAATTTGATCTCAACAGAATTCATCAGGATAGTGCGTTTGACTTCATTTTCCTGAATTCTTGTTTCAAGTTCAGCATTGTCTTTACCTTCAATGTTGAATTGAGCACTGAGCTGCGCGCCTGCAGGGATACTTGTAGCCCCAAGGTACGTCACAGTGATTGTTGATGCACCAAAAGCCACAGTAAAATCGGTTGGTGAACTCAGCAAACGCTGAAATTTATCAACCCATAATTTGTGACCAAATGCAGTATATGACCCCGCGCTTGTATTTTCAGGATACGAAAATGTAATCGTACCGCTTGTAGCAACCGCAGAACCTGTAGCAGTTTCAGATATTTTAAAAGACATAATATGTTTTCCTTTCGATTAAGCGATTGTGTAAACACCAGAGGTATTTCGCTGTTTGCATACAAGACCTACGACATCAGTTATAGCGCGGTACATAACGTATTTGTCATGTGGGCGCGCAGGGGAGTGACGTTTGTTACGCTCATCCTGCATATACATTGGATAGATAGCATTCATATCCAGCGCATACATGTACTTGGCTTCACCTTCATCATCGAGAGTAGGATCGTAGTTGATCATAACCCCTTTAAATTCGGTGTCGGCAATGCTCAAATCGATTGCGCCTTTTGAAGCCCAACCAGATTGTGTGTATTGACCGTTTGCACGCAGTTCTTTTTCAATCGCGTCAAGGAAATCGGAACCAGCAAACAACGTGTGTTTTGGTGAACCGAAGCGCTTTAACTGACGGAACTCTTTTTGCAGAACCTGAGCAATGGTGCTGGATGTAGGTGACGCTGTCGAGATACCCAGAACAGCGCGATTGCGCCACCATGTGTTTGTCGATTGGTCAATACCACCAACGATTGTTGCAGATGCAGGGTTGGTAAGCACGAAGGATTTGACACCTGGGACGAGTTCACTGTCCTGTGTACCATTGCGCCAGTACATCGTGTTCATACCACGAGCGCGACCTTCCATCATGTCCTCGATTTTATCATCGAGAAGATCAGCAATCTGTGTGCACTCAAGGTCAGAATGACGTGACTCGTTACGACCGGTCGTGGTTTCTGTGATTGAAATGCCGTTACGCTGCAATTCATCAAACGTGATTTCAATACCAGCGTGAATACGCTTGTATGGATAAGTCGCTGTTTTGATGTTCGCAGGGTTGCTGTAACCAACACTGTCATCGTGTGAGAAACCCTGAATGGTCGTTGTGTATTCACCTTTTGCCCGTACGGTCAGGAATTCCTTACCGGCTGGGAATGTTTTGGCTTTTTTATCAAAACCCATTAACAAAGGTTTATCTTGGATGGTCTGGGAATAGATTTTCCCTTTATCCATGTGAAAATCGAGAGTCGCGTTAGCGATGTTCTCTAGTTCTTGTACGGTAAATGCCATGATTCGCTCCTATGGTGTGATTGTGTTTATTTATGGAGCGTTCTGCGAATTAAATCTTTGGTATCCTTTGGTTCAGGCAAATGAGAAGCATTTGCATTACCACCATCAACTGTTGAAACGGGTTTTCTCGGTTTGTTTTGACGAAGATCATTCTCGACTTCTTTACGAGCTTTATCCGCCAATGCAACCGCCTGTTCAACGGTACGGGGTAATGTGTTAGTCCTCTGTGCCCTCGCCAGCATCAATTCAAGACGGTCGAGAACGCGATCTTTTTTGACACCGTAATCAGGGTCAGACGAGGACCATTTCTGTTCCCATGAGGCGATTGCGCCTTGCATGGCTGCAGCGGTTTGACCTTGTTGACGAACATCTCGTTGTTGCTGTCTTTGTTGCTGCTCCTGAGTGATGACCGGTGCAACCCGATCCTTCGCTCTGGCTCTGGAAATCTCAACAGCGTTAGCCTGTGTGAGATAACCTGCATTAACCTGTTGCACGAGATCGGGAGGTAAAACGTGACCTGTGACCTCAAGTAACTGGTTATAATATGGCGTTAACTCCTGTAATGCCCTGAAAGGGTCATTTTTCATTAGCGCGCCGATATTAAAAAGCTTGTTTGCTTCTTCCTGATCAAGACCATTCTTGTCAAGGAATTCAGCAAATTGCCTATAATGCCCAGCTTCAACTTCAGCAATATCAGCGCGTTCTTTTTCGCTCCGATACTTTGATTGGAGATTTTCAAAGCGTTTACGGGTTTTAGGCTTCCATGCCTTTAACTCGTCATCGCTAGGCTCGCCAGATTCATCTTCTTCGTCCTTAGGTTTTTCATCTTTCGACTTATCACCTTCTGATTTAGCAGACGTTTCCTTATCTGATTCAGCATCATCTTCGCCATCTTTTTCACCCTCAGGCTTGATGGCATCCATAATGACATCAAATGTGGAAGGCTCTTTTTCTGGCGGGTTCGAGGCGGATGTGTCCTCGGAAGAAATATCATTATCCAAATTATCAGAAGCGGACGAATCTTCTTGTAGCTGGTCCTTGGTCGGCGAAACCATGTCATGCCTTTCTGTTAAAAGAATTTCACGTTTCACAACGTGTAATCAATACCTAATATCTCAAACCCCGACACATTTGTCAATAGTATTTTACCAACATTAATCGCCAGATTTTTGCACAAACTTATGAGTATGTGATACCGTGCTTGGTACTTATTGCAGCCTTGATTGTCGCCCATTCACCATCAGTCATGATCGAGTTCATCATGCCGCTTTCGCGTATTTTAGAACCAGACGGGAAATTGGTGAAGAAAAGATTTGTATTGGTGGTAGATGTAGTTTGTGCCAAAGCTGCCGCAGTATGTGTACCTGTAAGTGAAGGCGTCGCACTATTAATGTAAATTTTGTATGCACCTGTTGAAGCATTATAAGTCACAGCAAATGCAAGGTTACTACTAGTTGGTAAAGCTGAGCCAACCACATCAAGATTAGCCGCAACTATGCCGTTCGACGTACCAAGACGAACTCTGTTTGTAGCAGCTATGTACCGAAGTGAAAAACCAGCAATTCCTACTGCATTACCACCGCATTGAGCAAAAACAGGTGTTCCAGACCATGTAGCAGGTGTTTCACCAAAAAAGAAATAAGTCCAGCTTTGACCATTGTTCAAGTTTTTCAAAAACGTTGTGGCAGGACTGACAGAACCTGTAATTTGATCGTCACCATTACTACTGAAATATGGTGGCGATGCATTCCACGTTGGGTCAGTAGTTTCACTTCCACTGGTTGTGCCCAAGAACGTTTGATACTTTCCTTTTGTTTCACCATCAGCAGGTACTTGACAAATGTTGTACCATAGCTGACCTGAACCAGAATAGCTTTCACCATCAAAAGCCGAATGTTGGAACACAAGACTTGAAATAGAGGATTTCAACGAATTATCAGTGACCGTCACAGCAAGCCGGGCTGCACGTAAAGGCAGCGCGCGCGCAGATGTATCAACTGGATATTTTGTCTTATCCAAAAGCGATGATTGATGACCGTAGGCATTATACGCCACAAACACTTCTTCAGGTCCACTGCGGGGGTAATCTGAAAGTGTACCACGGATCGTGTTGGCATCAAGGCGAACACAGGATGCAAACGGAACTTCAAGAGCCGTCCCAACGGGGGACGTTGCCCTGATGCCATCTGACAAAAATATACCGTCAATGCCCGTTGTTGGGACGAAATCTGATGCGCCTGACGAATGTGTAATCGTCACATCAACGATCAAGCCGTTACGGGTTGCAGCCGTGGCTCTAGGTCCATCAACAGGTGATCCTGCTGCATAACCAAGAACATCAAGAACTTTCCAAGCATCTTGTTCACCCATTCTTGCATAAGCGGCTGCGGTAAAGTGTGGACCATCAATGTTTTCAAGATTGAATTTTTCAGGTGTCAGGTGGATAAAAGCGTTATCAGCAGCGAGTTCTTGCTGGCTTTCACGAACTTTCTGATAACCTATACTTGTGACCTTGGACACATCGAAGTCATACCCGCGTGAACCAATCGGGCAAATAAATACAGGTACGTTCGCATAGTCGGCACGCAGACGGTTGAACAAAACCAGCTTCGCAGCTTTCCATCGCAGTCGATAACTTTCACCCACCGAAGCGATTGTGCCAAAGTCGCTTTCACCCTGGTCATCGATCCATGCACGGATTTTTGACGTGTCAATGGTCGCAAGTTGTGCGACCAGATTGTCCCACGCGCCACCCCATGTATTCGTATTATCGTCATACCACCAGTTTGTACCAGTGCCGACGCTATCGAATAACATGGCGGAACCGCTTTGAGCACCATTGACGCATGTTTGCGTACCGCCACGTATTCCAACCGCTACAGCTTCAAAAGCATCAGCACCACCGCGACCAGAACCATTTGAAGATATACTCTGAAACCTACCTTCGGCGTTGGATTGACCCGTATAGACATATATGTCATTTGCAGGTGGTAATGTCACGCCTGTGGACGCCATAGCACCTGCTTTTGCTGCTAAATTAAGACTTAAACCAAGCATGTCGTTCTCTTAATAAAAAACTGTGACAGAAGTTACAGTGATTGTACCAGTTGTTCTAAATTTCCTGACAGAACCGGAGTATTGAAGTCCACCTTTGACAATCATCGTAGCATCACTGCCGTCTTCCATCTCAACAGCTAATGTACCGTCTGCATTCGGGATAAATCCCTTCACACCGATGTAATCTGTACTGTCACTCAATGAGACTGTATCTGCACCAGAAGGGATACCTGGGTAAACATTGTAATCAAATCCTGCTACTTTTGGCATATTAATCTCCTATTGTTGGTTATCGATTGGTTGTTGGTAACTTGGTTGTGCACCAGGCTCATTGACCTGTGTTGATTGCGCATTCATTGAGCCTGCACTACCTTGTGCGTTTGGATCGTTAGCACCGCCTGCGCCTTGCATTGGACCTTTACCCACCTGAGCGTTCATTGCCTGAATTGACGGCACACCCTCAAGCACGATGTCATCCAGATCAATTTCAAGCAGTTCAGAGTAACGACGAGCCAGCGGATAAGGATTGACACCCGGAAGCTGGATCATGTACGGCATGCCGCGCTCCATATTGGCAAGCTGGGCTGCTTGATTTGGTCTGCCGGATGATCCTGCACGAACTTTCAAATTAAGCTGCTTGACGACCGTCAGACGGTCTTCTTCAGGCCATACTGCACCTTGACCTGCAATTTCCTTAACTGTTTTGAGTGATAGTTCCATTATGAGAAGTTGACCAAGCGAGCCGAAAACATCTGTCAAAAACTCGTCCAGATCATCGACGTTCGATGCAAGCGACGATGCATGGCTACCCTGGGCAATTGAGCTTTCAGTCGCTGTAGCCCCACTTGTGCCGCCAATGTCGGCCTCTTGCGCACCCACAGTGCGAAGAATATCTTCCATCTCGGAATTTGTTTCGTATAGAGCAGGGTCAATCGGTACGCTTTCAAAACGCTGGACGAGATCACCAATGCGTTCACCTTGACCAAGACTATCAAATTCGATGACAGCATGCGCAGGCGCATCAGAAAGTAATTTCTTATCATTTTCAGACAAACGACCTTTGACAGCCGCGTATTTCGGTTTATTGGCTTCACGGTGCAGACGGCGATATTCACGTGACCGATTATATTCATACTGAACGTGTTTCAACTGGTGCACATCAGAGAATGGATACAAACCTTCCTCCTGCTCAACATCATTAAATGTCAAAGCAAAGACTG